ATGATTGCGGTAGAGTAAATTTTGTAAATAAACCTTTTAAATATCAAATGTATTTTGATAAAAATATGTATAATTCAACTTTAGATTTAAGAATAGTTAAGATTCAAAGATATGTTAAAATTTTAGGTTTTTATAAATTAAAAACTATCTATAGTGAGGTATAGTTATGCAAGTAAATGATGTAGTGCAATTTAATGAGAATCATAAATGGCGTGGCTCACTAGGAATAATAGGAGAAGTTAAAATTTGTGGTGATGATATTAGATATATGGTAGGAGTAGCAATACCTCAACAGGGAACAGCTTTTATATATGTTATGCAAAGTGAAAATGCTATTGAATATATAGGTAAAGCTATATTAACTATGAAAAATGGTGAAGAATAATGTTTGTGATAGTAAGCAATTATGATGTAGCTAGACCTTATTATATGGGTAAATATACACATCAGGGAGAATTTTATCCAACTTTTACTAATAGTTTGATACTTGCTAAAACTTATAAAACCAAAATAAGAGCTGAAAATACATTAATATTATTAAAACATAAATTTTCACACGATTATAATTTAGAAATAAAAGAGGTGAAAAAATGATGTATGAATATAAAGAATACGAATATAAAGAGGATTGGTGGGAAACTAAAGACCATAAAAAAATAAAAATATGTGATATGGAAACATCTCACATTGAAAACACCATTAAATTTTTAGAAAAGCGTCCGCATTTTTATGATGTTAGTATTTGTTTAGGATATTGTGATGATGACGATTTTGAAAGTTATGATTATGAAGATAATTCTCATTTAGTTTATAAAAAAATAGAAGAATTAAAATATGAACTTAATAAAAGAAAGGGAAATTTATATGGATAATAATTTAGAACTTACTTTCACGATAGATAAAGAAACTCAAGAAAAGCTAAAAGAAATATTAAATGCCGGTGGGTTAAAACATTATTTAATAAAATTAGAAAATAATACTGAGATTGATGTAGTTGAATATAAAGATTATAAAAAATTAGAATTAGAACTGAATGATTTAAAAAAAGAATTAAATAAGCTTAGACATACCCATTATATAATTCAAAATGGTAGAGGTAATTGTAAAACTTACTTAATGCAACTACAAAAAGAAAATAAAAAATATGAAATTAACACAAAAAATTTAATTAATTATTTAAAAGGTGCTATAGAATTTGAAGAAAGCGGATTCTTATTTAGCTCTAATAAAAGATTAAAAGTTTATCGAGAAATATTAGATATGGTGAACAAATGGCAAAATTAATAAAAAATTGGGAAGAATTAGCAAAAGTACCTCCAACTGATAAATTGAAAATAGAAGTTGATGAGGATATGTGTTGCGGGTGGATAAAACCTATAGATGATAGTGTAGAGATTGAATATGGTAAAAATTATCATTATTTATCTACTCATACTTTTTATGGTAGTCAATATAAATATTCGACTAAATTATTACAGGAATGTGGTTTTGATATAGAAATAGATAATTGGGACAAAGGAAGTGATAATGTGATAGGTGGTAATTTAGATTATAGTATGTATGGTGTATTTAATGGTAAGCCAATGATACCAAGTTATAATAGAGAAGAAAGAAGAAAATACATAAGAACATATAAAAATAGTAAAGAAGCAACTTATTGTGATTTTTGTAAAGCTAAAACATTAAAAATTACTGATGATAATTGTGAAATTGTTTGTGAATTATGCGGAAGAAAACAGGAGGAAAAAAATGTTTGATGTATGTATAAAAAATGATTATGCTGTATTAAACACTAAAGACTATGGATTCTATTATGGATATGAATTTGATAGAAAAGAGTGTGAATGTGGAGAAAGTATAGATATATGGGGATTTGAGGTGACTAAAGGTAATAACTCAATTTATAGAATAAATGCTGAAGAAATGAAAAAGAAAATCAATAGAAATATTGATACCGGTGATTGTGCTGAAATGTTAATCTTAGGAATTGGATTATGGCTAGATGGAGGCTTAAATGAAAATAACTAAACCTAAAACTAATCAATTATTATTAGAAGATGATTGTTTTAAAAAGTTTAAATTAGATGTAGAATCTAAAACCGGATTAAATGAAAGCATTTATAATAAATTTTATGAGGGTGTGGTATTAGCATATAGACTTCAAAATATGGACGCAAGTAAGCAAATGTTTTTTGGTAGCCCAGCTTCTATTATGACCTTAATGTGTAGTTGTATAGAAAGCTTAATAGTAAATAAATTAGTAAGTGAAAAACAATTAGAAGAACTAATAGATGAAATAAAAGAAAACGCTAAAAGAAGAAAGGGGAAATGAGCTAGTGAACGAAGAAGAAAAAAATGAAATAGTAAAGCAAGTCTTAAACGAATTAAAAAGTAAAAAGTTATTAAATAATCCTAAGTCAGCTTATAACAATACTGAAAAGATATTATATAGTTTAAATGTATTACCTGAAGCAATTAAACTTATTAAAGAAGAAATAAATAAATTAGAAGATGAAGCAAAAGAGATTCCATCATCTCCGGCTAAATCAAGTACATTAGTTATTCACGAGGGAAATAATACTTATAATTATGGTGATGAAACTTTAGCAACTAGAATAAGTGAATTAAAGCAAATAGTAGTTAAAACTAATTCACAAGTTAGATTAGTTAAAGAAGCATTAAAGAAGTTTGAAGAAGATGAATATTATCCTATAATTGAAGCAATCTATTTAGAAAGAAAAACTTATAGTGAAATAGAAGATGAGTTCGGTTGGGCTGTTGGAACAATTAGCAAACATCGTAAGAGATTAATTAATAAGTTGAAAGTATATATATTTCCTAACACTTTTATGAATGAATTAGGAGATTAGTTGACAAGCGTGAAAATAGCGTGAAAATGTCGTGTCTTTACTTGTGAAATATAAATGATATAATATAGTAAAATGAAATAATTATGATAGACAATGAATTGAATGTCATAATTATTTTTATTTTGTTTTAAATTATGAGTAAGTAGCTTAATCGGTAAAGTGTTGGAGTGTACACATAAGAATCTACAATGGTTAAAGGTTCGAGTCCTTTCTTACTCAAAATATGAGCTGACAAAGGCGGATATATATTTATGAGATATATATCGGTGGTGCAAATCCACCTCAGCTCGTCCTTTTTATTCTTTTTATTCGTTGATGTTATCAACAAAAAAGAGCGGAGCTAGAAGATAGCTCCTTTTGTTTTGAATGAAAGTGGGTGATAAGTATGATTGATATAATAGCAAGTATAATAATTTTATTTTTAGAAATAGTCTTTTTGGCTGTCGTACTTATCCTCAATAATATAGATGAGTTTTTAGAATGGCTAGATAAGAAAGTAAATAAAAGGTAGCTTATGCAAGAAAAGGATACAATCGGGTTGTGTATGAGATATAGTGAATCGTGTAAGCTATGTCCTAGAAATAAAAAGTGTGAAGAAGAATTAAGAGAAGAAGCCATTAAAAGAAGACGAGGTGATAAAAGTGAAAGTAAGCGTGTTAGGAACAAAGTACGAAATAATAAAAGACGCAAACACGGAAGAATATCCTAAATTAAAAAATTGTGATGGATATACTGATTTTAGTATTAAAAGAATAGTTGTTGCTGATTTTGAAAGAGATGAAAGTAGCGTAGAAGATTTAGAATGGTATAAGAAGAAAGTTCTAAGACACGAATTAGTACACGCTTTTATCCACGAGAGCGGATTAGCTGAGAATTGTAGTTGGGCTAGAGATGAAGTATTAACTGATTGGGTAGCTATGCAATTTGAAAAGATGTTAGGAGTATTTATAGAATTAAAATGTATTGATTCTATAGGTATTGATATAAACAATATTGGAGGTGATGGATAATGACCTCACTAAGTAATAATCAAAAGTTATTTTGTCAAGAATATCTAAAGTTAGGTATGAATGGTACACAGGCTTATTTAAAAGTATATAAGAGCTGTAAGAAAGAAGAAACAGCTAGAGCCAATGCTAGTAGATTGCTAACAAATGCTAACATTCAAGAGTATATTAGTGAGCTACAAAAAAAGGTCGAAGAAAAGGCTGTAGTTAGTATTGAAATGATTGTTGATGAATTAACAGCTATAGCATTTACTGACAGAACACAAATATCAGCTAATGTTCGTAATAGAATCTTACTACAAGAGGAAGACGGAACTAAAAAAGAATATTTTGAAGATAATGTTATATTTAGGGAAACAAGTGAGTTAGATGAAAGAACTAGAAAAGTTATAGCTGGATATAAGAAAACACAATCAGGTTTTGCTGTAGAAACTTATGATAAGATGAAAGCGTTAGAATTGCTAGGTAAGTATTTAGGAATGTTTAAAGATGACGCACCAACAATTAATAACAATATTATTAATCCGTATGCTAATTTAAGTGAAGAAGAATTGAGGAAATTAGCTGGTGATTCGTGATGATTCCGGAATATATAAAGCAACAAGCTAGATATGAATTAGCTAGGCGTAGCTTTTGGGAATATTGTAAATTAAAAGCTCCTGACTTCTATATGGAGAGTAGGACTTACTTAAAAGAGTTTTGTAATCAATTACAAGACTTTTTAAATAGTGATAAGAAAGTAATAGTTATAAATATGCCACCTAGACACGGAAAGAGTAGAACACTAACACTATTCGTTCAATGGTGTTTAGGAAAAAATGCAAGTTATAGAATAATGACAGGTAGTTATAACGAGATATTATCAGGTACTTTTGCTAAAGCTGTAAGGGACGCTATACAAGAAGAAGACGGGATATTTAGTAAAGTATTTCCTAGTGTAAAGATTAAATATGGTGAAGCTTCTATGAAAAAATGGGCTTTAGATGGAAGTGAGCAAGCAAATTATTTAGCAACTTCTCCTAAAGGTACAGCTACAGGTTTTGGTTGTAATTTAATGATAATAGATGATTTAATCAAAACTGATAAAGAAGCTTATAATGAAATATTATTGGAAGAACACCAAAATTGGTTTACTAATACTATGTTATCAAGAACTGAAACAGGTTTTAAAATAATAATAGTTATGACTAGATGGGCTACAAATGATTTAGCTGGATTCATATTAGATAGATATGAGGGAAATGTAATACACATAAACTATAAAGCTGTTCAAGATGATGGCTCTATGTTATGTGCTGAAGTATTAAATAAAGAAGAATTTGAGTTTAAAACTCAAGAAATGAATAAAGATATAGTTGACGCCAATTATAATCAAGTTTGTGTTGATGAAAAAGGTCGATTATACAAGACACTTAAAACATATCAAGTTAATCCGGGATTTGGATTTGTATATGCTTATGTAGATACAGCTGATACCGGTGACGATTATTTATGTGGTGCGGTATATGGATTATTGAATAATGAGCCTTATATCCTAGATGTTTTATTCACCGATGAGGGAATGGAAATAACTGAGGAGGAATGTGCTGATTTATTCTATAGAAATAATGTTAATTTAGCTTATATTGAGTCTAATAATGGTGGTCGTGGTTTTGCTAGAAATGTACAAAGGATATTAAAAGAAAAGTATAGAAGCAATAGGACGGTCATTAAGCCATTTACTCAATCAGCTAATAAACAAGCTAGAATATTATCTAGTTCATATTGGGTTATGGAACACATCTATTTTCCTTTTAATTGGGCTAAGAGATGGGAAGCGTTCTATAAACATATAACAAGATACCAAAAGAAAGGTAAAAATGCTCACGATGATGGAGCTGATGTTTTAGCTGGTATTTATGATAAGACCGTGGGAGAGAAAAAAGCTTCGTTCGGTACTAGAAAAGTTGCATAAAGGAGGAATGAGAAATGCTACAATATAATAAAGAGTATATAATTAAAGCTGAAAATATACACAAAATATTGAAAGACGCTAAACCTGAATGGGAAAAAAGAAAAAAACTCTATAAGATGAAAGTAAGAAAGAGTAAAACATCGAGCTTAGTTGCTGAAAATGATGATAATACTAAAATAGCTTTTGAATCAGTTATATCAAATATGGTTAATGGATATATGGGAGGTAAAGCTCCTATTTATTCGGTTGATGAGATACCAACTGAAGAAAAGCAAAACATATTAAAGAAATTATTTAATAAAATATTTAATAAAAAAGACAATGATAGAAAAGAATATCAAATGTTTATTGATTTCATAAGGGATTATAATGATGATTCCTTTTTTTATTACAAATTGATTCAAGATTATAATGATTTGTCAGCCGGTTATGGAATATTCTATGAGAATCAAAATAACGAGATAGTATATGCTAATGTGGACGCAAGACAAACAATAGCACTATATGACTTCTCTACACCTGTTAAAAAGATAGGATTATTAAGAGCTTGGGAAGAAATTGACGCAAACGGAGAAAAGTTCAATGCTGTTCAATTAATTACTGAAGACAAAAAGTATTATTTTAGAAATAGTAAATTACAAGCTGATGATTATAGAGAAGAAGAAGAAAAACAAGAAAGTATTAGCTGGGGCTGTGTTCCATGTATAGCAATAGAAAATCC